CTATAACCAATCCTGATGTATTCATCATAAACAGGTTTCCATATATGTAGGCATTGCCAATATTCATTTGGAAGCAGCTTATACATTGTGTTTAGATCATCTTGTATATTTTCATTGAACGGACAACCTATACATCCTGTTCTTTTGAAATTAAAAGGCGGATAATATAATTCACATAACTTGATATTATTTCTTTTAAAATATTCTTCTTTAAATTCATCTGTTATGTGCATTAAAGGTTTAAAAGTTATTTTATTTTTGCTAAAAGCCATGCATTTTTTATTGATGCTTCTTCTTCCACCCTCATCAGCTCTAATTCCTATAATTGCAATGTCTTTTTTGTTTTCTTTAGCCCATTTATTTAGCGGTTCTTCTTTCATTCGCAAGCAACATTTATCACTTATAAATAACTTACATTGCCCTTTGAATTGGTATTCTAAACTTTTAGGGACAATCAGCATACTCGTAGAGATTCTCTCTCTCTCTCTCTACCACACTATCGGTGTTTCTTTTTTCTCGTATGCCAAGCACATATTTTATTATGCTTTTTGTTCCTTTTCCCAAGTTATGAATGAAATCATAATTGAATTTTAATTCTGGTTTATTTTCTATTTCATTCAAAATATTTTCTATTTTTTCTTTGTTTCGAAAATAGACTCCATAGTTTTGAGAATGTTGTTTGCTTTTGAATGGGTAGCCCTCATTTTTTAACATTCTTGGTATATTTACCTTTGGTGTTAAAATAATAAATCTTTTGTCTTTTTTAGCTAACTCTTGAACATACTTTCTCATTGCTTGGTGTTCTATCCCTGTATTCATATAAATTCTTGGAATGTTATTATTTGGGAGTGATTCATCTATTAAGCAACTCATTAACATTGAATCACTACCGCCAGAGAAACTTATTGAGCCTCTATGTTCTAAATCATATATTTGGTTTTTAGATTGAATGATTGATTTTACATCTTGTAATGTGAACTCGTATTCCTCATTTGTCATTCTTCCACCATTCCTCTGGTTTAAATTTTTCTTTCCAATCAATATCTAGCATTTGTCCAAATATCGCCATTAAACAAGTTGTAACAATACTATCTCCTGCTAGATGCCAATTAGTAGCATCTGTTTGATGTTCACTTATGTTTTTTATATCTTCATCTTTTAAACCCATTAAGCGATAACATTCTTTAGGGGTTAATTTTGAAAAACCAACTAAAACACTTCTATCTATTGCAGGTATTGTTCCATGATTTTCTTTTACTGTAGGATAAGAAGAAGAAGAAGAAGAAACGATCCTACTTGCTTCGTGATTACTTGGGCTATAGTTACCTAAAATTTTTACTTTATCTATATCTTCAGGGATATTGTCCCTTATAGTTGCTATATTTTGCCCCCCCATAGTTGTTAGTGTTTGGCTTTTGCCTTTTTGCACTGTTCCTCTATGTGATTCCATTCGTGATGATATATCAATACCATCACCTGTTTCAGCTTCTAAAAATCCTTTTCTTGTAGCATTTTTAATTAAAATCATTGAACTTGTAAATTCACTAGTTCGTGTAGTTAGAGTCGGTGCGACTCTCTCTCTCTCTACAATTTCAGCTTTTTCAAGTGGTTTTTCATAAGCGTTCCAACTTATAATGTTTTTTATTTGTTCTTCTTTTAAATAATATTTTTTATCAATTTTGGATTCTAATAAATCCCTTAAAATCAATTTCAATTTAGTTTTCTTTGGAAATTTATAATTGTAATTTCCTAAAATAGAAACCATAAAAGTTCTGTTTCTTGTTTGAGGTATTCCAAATTCTGTAGCTGTTAAATCTTCCCAATAACTTTGATAGCCTAACTCTTCAAGTCTTAATTGCCATTGTTTAAAGTGAACATCATTACCAGCGCCATGCACTTGAGTTACGTTTTCCATTAAAAGTATTTGAGGTTTGTTTTCACATTCAGTTAGCAGCCTTTCAACTTCCCAAAGCAAACCTGATCTTGTTCCACTTCCCTTTTCCATACCTGCACCTTTACCAGCCAAAGATAAATCTTGACATGGAAATGAGTAAGTAAGTAAGTAAGTAAAAGTTTCTGGCTCTACTATGTTTAATTCTTTGCCTTTTGCTTTTGAAATATCTACTAAATTGTTGCTCCACCAAATAGAGTTATAACAAAGCCTTAATTTATCCTCATTCATTCTTTTTAATTGTTCTAATGTTGCAGGTTTACTATAATCAATACTTACACCATAATTTACTAATTCTTGAGCTATTTGTTCCTTACTTAAATCCCCACAGAAGTTATCACCATAATAAGGCAATTCGTTTCTATGAAGTGATGCATAAGCTATAATACTGTTTACAGCCCATTCACAAATTTTATAATGTTCAAATTTTGCACCCAAATATTTAAGAGCTAATGCTTGACTCCCATACCCTGCAAATAGTTCTATAAGGCGTATTTTATTTTTGATTTTATATTCATCATAAATGAAATCGAATATTGACATTGATTCCATATTATTTTCCTCCTTAACATTTGGAGCAGCTAGGATGCTCAAATGCCCTGTATTTAAGCCCGTTTTTTTGTTTTTTAGATTATTATAATAGCTCGTTTTTTGTCCTAGCTCGACATATTATTTAAATTACCTAGCATATTTAAATTCTTAAATTAGATTTTTTCGACACCACCAAATGATGCGGTAGGGTCATTTCCTTTTCTAAAGTCTTTAATGATGCGTTCTTTATATTCTTCATAAGTTTCATCAGGTCTTTGTTTAAAATCTTCATTTAAATAGTCATCACCAAGTGTAGTGAAATTTTGATTACAACTTGAACTTTCAACCTTTGGAGCTTTATCTTGGCATTTAGAAAGCCAACGAGTTATAAAAGATTTAACACCATTTTTAGTTTTACGATTTTGTGGGTTAGATTCTAACCAACCAACCATATTTTTAAATTGTTGCAGAATATCAACTGCAGGATATAATTCCTTATAATGGTCTATATCATCCTTAAAAATTGGATGTTGATAGTTGCCAATACATGGAAGAATAATGAGTGGTGTAGGCTTCTCTTGAGAAACCTCACCGCTAGATTTAGATATATCTTTAGATATAGATAAATCATTATTATATATATCTTTATCCTTATCTTTATCTTTATCGGGTTTTTTCGCTTTTGTTGGGTTTTGGTCGGTTTTCAAATAACCGAGTGGGTTTTTTGGGTTTTCTTCGGTTTTCTTTGGTCGCCCACCTTTAGCACCATTTGCTTGATTTATTGCACATTGTTTTTTATATTTTTCTAAATCATCATCAAGTTGCTTTTTAACCTGTACAACCGCGAATTTAATTTCTTTAGGAACTGCTGGGTGTAAATCATTTACATATTCTAAAATCCAACGAAACAACATCCCAGCTTCTTCATTTGTCATTGGCTCAATTTCAACATTATGAATATTTGATCCATTAACTAGTTGTATTAAGTCAGTGTATAAGTTGAAGCTCTTTTTACCCTCCATAATCAATACCTCCGTATTGTTTACAAATGCCAATCTTAATGTTTTGATATTCAAATTTTGCTTTCATAAGAATTACTTTTCTATCTATCAAATCCGCTTCGGTTGATAAATGAATCAAAAGCATTTCCTCTACATTGGATAAATCAACTGCTTTACTTAAGAAATGTTTTAAACCTCTAAAGCCTAAATGTGTGTTTATTTGTCGCATGTGCTTATAATCTTTTGGAGCTTTGCTCATTAGCTCATCATCATAGTTGCACTCAACCATAATATGAGTGAACTTGAATTGTTTTAAATCATATTTGCAGATACTAAAATCTGTTGCATATAACAAGCATTCAGTTTCAGTTTGAACAATTAAAGCACTATTTTTGCATTCACCATGATAGACAGGAAACACAAACAAACGATATTTTATTGTTTTTGGCTTATTTAAGACTATTTCTTTAAATTCTTGAGTAAGTCTACCCTCTATCACTTGAACACCCCTTTTAAGCAAGTTTTCTAAATTTGCCGAATGGTCTTTGTGTTCGTGTGATATGAAACAAAATTCTAAATTATTTAGATTTACATTTGAAATAATTTTTCTAATATTAACACCTGCATCTAGGAGGTAAGTTAATCCCTCCTGATGCACAATGTATGAGTTACCACTTGAGCCACTACCCAAGCATTCAATTTTCATTTTAGAAATCTACCTTATTTTTATCTGGCTCAATTCCTAACCGAGCATTGATTACATCTTGTTTTGTAGGCTTTTGATTTTGGATTGGTTTTTCTTCTTCAACTACGTTTGGAGTAATTGATCCTGTTTCTTCGATTTGAGCATCTAAAACTTGACTCTCATCATATTTAGTTTCTTCTGTTGTTGGAGTAGCATTTTCATTGTATTCATCATTTTCAATTACATTGTTAATTAAAAGTGATTCATCAGTTGATTGGTTGAATAAGTTTTTAACTAAATGTCTTGTAACAGTTCTTTGGCATGCCTCTGTTTCAAATTCACTTTGTAGCTTATTATTTGATTTGTTGCTTGACATATTCCAAGATTTTCTAATTCTTTCAATAGTCATTAAATCATAACGCTTTGAGCCATCAGGCATTACTGCAACTGCATAAGCTCCAACAATTGGATTGTGCCAATTTTCAAATTTTGTTTTATGTTCTACTTGTAAGAAGTTTGTTTCTTCTTCATAAGAAATGTTTACTTCATCGCCCTGGTAAATTACATAGGCTTGAATTTCTTTAACTAATCCAGATAGTTTAGCAACTGCTCTATCGCCATG